TGAGGATTTAACCTCAATTACTCAGGAACCCTTAGGGAAACTTAAGGTAATTGATCAAAAATTCGTGGAAATCTTTGTTCAGGATTTCTGCGGACATTTTGATGCAATTGGTAATAGACCAAGTCCATTCATCTCATACCTAAGTATGAAAGCAGGTCCTATGATTGGACCAGCTATTCTGTCAGCCCATGTAGCTGCATCCCGGTTTACCGGAGTGAATCTATGGGGGTTGGCAGGAATAGGTGGTGACAAATTCATGTCCTGGGTTAAAGAATTGAAATCGGGAACTAAGTTAGACCTTCCTCATTTTTTGAGAAAAGTTTCACATAAGATCTCGAATCCATCCTCATTTAGATGGGGGAATCGAAAATTCATTAGAATTGACGATCCCGAAGCTAAAGTGCGAATTGTGGGATGTTATGATTACATCTCTCAACTGGCATTAACCCCTTACAGTGAATGGGCGTTTGATGCTTTAAGAAATAAATTTCCTAAAGATAGAACGTTCACACAGGATCCTGTTATCATAGATAAATGTGAGACCGAATCATATCACTCACTTGATCTAAGTGCAGCAACAGATCGGTTTCCTATAACTTTACAAGTTCAGATGCTAGCAGAAATTGCTGGCCCCGGATTTGCAAATTATTGGAAAAATCTTATGGTTGCAGAACCATTTCAGCACTTTGCTATCCGTAAGGATGGTAAAGGGACTGAATTGGTGAATATTAAATATTCAACAGGTCAACCAATGGGTGCAAGATCTTCTTGGGCAACTTTCACATTGGCCCACCATATGGTGGTTCAATATGCAGCTTTCCAGAATGAATTGTATCCATTTAAAGATTATATATTATTAGGTGACGATGTTGTTATATATAACGACAAAGTTGCAGAATCATATACAACTTTAATAAGATTATTAGGTGTTGAAATATCTAATCAAAAATCACATGTTTCAAAAGAAACTTATGAATTCGCGAAAAGATGGTTCAAATCTGGGATAGAAATATCTCCAGTACCTATATCCGGTTTTGTGTCCAATTGGGCTAATCCTAAATTGTTGTATTCACAACTCTTAGAATTAATCTATAAAGGACGTGGACCTAGATCAATAGTGGATTCATTAGATGTCATAGAGAATTTAATATCTCGGTTAACAATTCCGAGTACTAAACACTTTATGGATCATATTCCAAATTCAGGTTTATTTAAACAAGAGAGAGCGTATAGCTCAACTCAGGTTAAATATGCTCGAAGATCTGCATTAGAACTTCAACTCACATTGAGAAATATGAGAGAGTTCGATGTAGAACGGACTAGATCATTCATGGCAGATGCCACGAAATCTAATGATTACACTCTACCTTCACATGAGGTAAGTCTATTCAAAGAATGGAATAGAGCCGCAAGTGGGGTAGTGAATGG